CATTGCAGAAGCTACGTCAGAAGAAACGATAAGAACGTTACCTTTACCTCTACGAGTTTGCTTAGCAATAACGTTAGCATCACGTTCAATTTGGAAAATCAAACCTTTGAAACGCTCAACAGACCAACGACCGTTTGAATCGGTGTCTAAGTCGAATGTACCAGCAGTAGTTACGCCATACTGAGCACCACCAACGGCAGTGTTGTAGATTGTGCGGATAACTTCACGGTTGATTTCAGCAAGGATTTCAGTAGAAAGAATGTTTGACAATTCTGTTTCTGCATCAAGACCATGAATTGCTTTTAAGTCCTGTGCGAGTTCTAATGAATACTCAGCCTTCAGAGCACGTGATTGAGCAGTTACAGTAACTTTCTCAATTGTGAATGCCATTTGAGCAAATGCTGTATTAGCATCAGCGCCTAGACCTTCAGCAGCTGCTGTTGGGATTGCGATACCAGATGTTGTGTTAGCACCAACTTGATTTTGGAAAGTTGTTGCTGTATCTGTTGCAGTTGTACCAGTGAAACCGTAAGGGTTACCAGCAGAACCAGTTCCAGAGAACATTGTGTTAGCTTCGTTGTAGAAAGCCTCAGTACCACCTTGGTTAGCGTAACGAGCACGCATTGCAAAAATCAATCCTGTAGGACCTGTCATTGGTTGAACACCAGCAACGTCATAAGCGATTAAGTTAGGCAACGCACGGCGTACCAAAGAAATCAAGATTGGGTCGAAATTGGAAACGCCACCAGCTACGTTAGTAGGAGATGTTGCAGTTGCCTCATTCAAAGCCAATGAATCTTGACGCATAGCTTGTTGTTGATTTTCCAAAACAAGAGCTGTAACAGCTTTCTTGTATGGGTCTTTAATGGACTCAAGTTCTGGATGATTCAGAACTGGATCCCATTTTTTTTGTAGTTCTTCTGTTAAATACATTTTTTATTCCTTTTTAGTGTATTTTTTATTTCAAAGTTTGTGAAATGGTTTTTGCATAAATTTCCATTGATGCATCAGCAAAAACGTTTTGTTTCGGCTTTACTTCTTCATCAATTTGAACTTCATCGTCCAACGCAGATGTATCTGCTGTTTTAACTTCTGACTTGAAATATGATTCTTTCAAAGTGTTTAGTTTACCAACAAATTCTTCTTCAGTAGTAAATTCTACGTTCTCTGCGAGCGATTTCAATTTTTCTACTTGTGTCTGCGACAGGCCTTCACACGCTGTGTAGATAGCCTCAATTTTTCTTTGTTCGTTTAACTCTTTGGTTAATTCAACACCTTTGTTGATTTGTTCGTTTAAAGATGCTTCAAGTTCTTCAACTTTAGAAGTCAATTCTTCAACAACATCTACCTTGTCGGCAGGAATGTCGATGTAGTGTTCAACGAACAAGTTACGCAAGCCACCAATGAAATCTTCTACGATTTCAGCACGGAGACCTTTTTCAACTGCGAGTTCGTTTTCTTGCATCCATTCTTCTACCATGTAGTTGAGGTAACCATCAACCTTAGTAGCCAAATCTTCTTTAATTTCTTCAACAGCTGCTTCAAACTGCTCTTGTAACTGAGCTTCAGCTTCAGCAATAACTTCTTCTGCACGAGCAACAACGGCAGCTTCAAAAATTGTAGCAGCTTTAGTAACGAATTCTTCTGAAAGGTTTTCACCTGACAACAATGCATCCATATCTTCTTTCATTTTTTCCTTACTAATCATCTTTTTGATGAGTTTCTTATCTTGAGCTTCGTCCTCATGGCCTTCTTCTTTTTCTTCGGCAACTACTTCTTCATCAGATTCAGTTTCTTCACCGTAAGATTGGAATGTGGCACCAGGATTCTTAGCAAAATTTTGCTTAGCTGGCTTACCTTCTGGTTGTTCAACAGAACCTTGTTGTTGTGGTTGAGTAGCTAATTTTTTCTTAGCTTCAGAACCTACAGGAGGTGTTGCACCAGGAGCAGTAGCTGTTGGTGTACCTTTTGTGTAGTCAGGGTTTGCATCAGTAGTTTTGGTTGGTGCAGAACCAATGTCAACTTCTTTTGTACCGTAAGCTACATCGCCATTTAACTTAGATGGCGCATCTTGGCCAGATTTCTTACCAGCTACATTAGCTGTAAGAACTTCTTTAGCGGCTTCTGACAGATTAAATTTTCCCATTTTGAAAATCTCCTTGATTTATTGGATATATTTATATTTAAAGTTTTTTCATGAAGTTCTCAAAAATGCGTAGACTTACTTCTTCAATCTCTTGGCGGGTTGCCTGACGAATCTGTTGAATCGCCTGAGAATGATCCTGTTCTGTCCAAACACCATTGACTAACATCCACTCTTTGCCTTCCATGATACCTTGCACAAATGCACCAGGTGCGGAAGGGTCTGCTACAATATCTGCCGCTGTGGCTAGATAGAAATCGGGCTGAACAACATTAACACCGTTAACGCTTTTCAATGAGCCCATGCCTCTTGAAGATACACCTAATTGAGCACCACCTTCGATTAAACTCTTGGCGATGTTTCCCATTGGGGTATCTAATATTTTTGCTTTACCGATCCATGTATTACCATCTTCACGCAAGCTTGTAATCATGTGTGATACACGGTCTAAGTTAATTGTAGGTGTTTCAGGATGACCCAATTCACCAAAAGCACGTTGTTTATTAATGTAATCTTCTGTATATCGAGCGACCTCTTTTCTCATGGTATTGTATTCATACAATCTACCATTGCGGTTCTTCTTTTCAGCAACCAGAAAAGGTCCTTCGATATGCAAAACTTTTTTACCATTAGATTCTTCTTCTAGGTAACTTACAGTTTCGTTAATTTCTTTGATTAGTTTCATTTTTATAGTCCTAATGCCGTTCTTTTTCTTAAAGATATTCTTCTTTTTCTAAGAGATTGCCTTAACTTGGCTCTCCTTTTAAACTTTGACCGTTTTGCGGACATCTTACGATGCCTACGTTCTAACGGACTCATTCGTGTTAACTTACCACCACGAATTGTATAACCTTTAACTGCCGACAACTTTTTACGGCGTTGTATCTTACCCTTGCGAATACGAACCTTAACCAACTTGGTACGACCCATTCTCATTACATTTGCTTCAGTTACCAAATCAACACCAAATTCATCACCTAATTCAGCCGCAATACGCAACCTAACTTGGTTAAGCTTTTCCATAACCAAGCTTTTAATTTTTTCTTCTAACTCGTTTCTTGCTTCTACAAGATTATTCGATAGAAGTTTAGAAACTAAACTACTCATTATTGGTTAGCATTACCATAAGGAGGGTAGTTAAATGCTGCTGGGTCTTGGAACTGACCTGCACTATAATAACGACCATCTTTATGCAATTCAATAACAACTGTATACGCAGCGTTGGCTGTTGTACCAACAGATTTAATTGTTACATTACCTGTAGGTCCTACTGCATTGTTTCCTATTACTGGCAACTGATAATTTGGATTAGTATCTGCAAAACCAACACCAAATGCATAAATGGTAGCGGAAGATGTTGTACCTTGCCACTTTAATTGTAGATGACCTACTTCAGCATCCACGGAAGCAACAACTCTGGAAATAGTAAACGCAGAGTTCGCAAATCCGTTAGCAACCGTATTACCAGTTTGGTAGTATGTGCCATTGGCATTTAAAGCATAGTTTAATGACTTAGGATCAATGATAACGGTTTCGTTTTCATCGGAATCAATAATGCCAACACGCTTAATAACTGTTCGTTTATTGGTGTCAACTAAAATTTGTATTGTATTTGAGATTGCCATTTTTTATCCTATTATAGTTCTTCTGTCGGCGATGAAGTTGGTGCAGTCGAACTCCATTGCATTGCGGTATACGGTACTGTTACATATTTATTAATCTTATCCACATAGTATAACGCAACCCTTTGATTATTAGGGAATTGCCTAATTGACTTACGTTTCATTACAAGCATATTGGGAGGATCCATAGATTTACTAGGACTAGAATCCTCTTTTAATATCTCAGAACGAAACTCTTTAAGTGTTTTCAACTGCAATATCCTCTGCCGTGGCTTCATCCGGTTGTTGTGGACTAATTAAATTTTGTGCAATTTCTTGCTTCTTGGCTTCAATATGAGCCGTCACTTTATCGTGAATAGATGAATACAACGCATCTCTAAACTCGACCGCATTGTCATCTTGTGCAAAATCAATAATGTTTCTATCTGTCATTTTTTTATTCTCCAATCAAATATTTATAATATTCTTTTCAATCTGGTTATTGTATTTTCAACTTCTTCTTTTTGCTGACCTGCCGCCTGAGCTTGCTTATCTTGCAATTCCATGGCGTGTTGCATATCTAACGGATTACCTGGCTGTTGTGGTACCTGTGCCATCATCTGTTGTTGTGCAACGTCATTCATTACACCAACTGGTAAACCAAGTCCTGCTTCTTTCTCGGTATCAATTTCTTTCTCCATTGCCTTGATTTCATCATCAGTTAAACGCAATACATTACGTTGAATCCAAGTTTGTGAGAAATAGCGGCCAGTATATGGATCAATTGTTGCCAATAACGACAAACGGTCACGCATTAATTCTGCTTCTTTTAATTCACTAAAATTATTATCTTTAATAAAGTCATAGTGAATGTTTTCCTTCATTTCATCCCATTCTTCATTGGTACAAATACCTTTGAGAACACATTGGATTCTTAATGCTTGGTCAAACAAATCAGAAAACTTGTTACGAATACGGTCTACAAACTTGGCAAACTTTAACTCATCACGGGTAATCTCATTGGAACGACCAAGAGAGAATCCAGAGGTCTCAGGATTCAAACGTGATACAGGAACATTAAGTGCCTTGTAGAGTTTTTTTTCAAAATACTTAACATCTTCCAACTCACCTAGATTTTGACCACCAGGCAATGTAGTAATTTCTGTACCTTTTCCACCTTCACGGCGAGGTAACCAGAAATCTTCTAACATAGAAAGGTGTTTACGGTCATCACGAACTTCACCGGTACTTGCATCATATACCAGTTTGTTCTTATACTTGACCATAATATCACGAAGATATTGTTCAGCCTTTAATTTAGGTAAGTTACCCACATCAATATAAAAAATGCGGCGCTCAGGAGCACGACTGATGCGATAAATGACGGTAGCATCTTCAATCATCCTTAACTGGTTAAGTGGTTTGATTGCTTTGTGTAAGTATGATAACACTACTGCCCGTTTACTGTCCATGAGGCCAGAAACCACGGCAATGATGGAATCGGTTGTAATGCGTGTACCGATAGGTCCAAAGTTTTGCGATGAACCTGAAGTCACCTTGTCATTAAAGATGTAATATTCATTGATGATGTTAACCAATTCAACGCCGGTTCTTTCATCTTTTTGCTTTTTGACTTCACGCACCTTACGGAGTTTGCGTGGGTCGATATATCTTAATTCTTTAATACCTTCATTTGGTTTTGTTCTGTCAATAATAATGTGGTAAAACATTTTACCATCAACATAATATCTACGAAAAATATCTTGAGCCAAATTGGTATAGTTTAACAACCTTAAAACGGTATTGAATTCTTCTTTAATTGAATTTTTAATTCTATCTGGTTGCTTTAAATCATCTAAAATAATTTTAATGTTTTTACCATCATCGTCCTGGCAGATTGCTTCACCAATAATATCATCAATTGCTGATTCAATTTCTGGTTGCATGGCCATTTCACGATAACGAGAAATAAGTTCTACATCATTTTTTGCTGTGCCGTCAAGGTCAACGTAAGTACCATAATATGCGGCAGATTGAATAGTAAGTGCGCCATCGTCATTTACCGGCGGCGAAAAGGATTGCTCCACGGACTTGGTTTCTTCATCCTTGTTCCGAGCAATTGTAAAACCGAAAAGTGAGAATTTGTTTGCCATAGTATTTTAGTTCCAAATCAAAAAAAACATAATGGAAGAGGCCGAAACCTCTTCCGTAAAATAATAAAAATTAACTAGTTGTATCAGTTTCCCACCATTGATAGGCAAATGTTACGCCATATTCTTCAATAGTGTCGTTTGATGACCAATCTAAATCAATTGGTGCCAAATCGAGTGGATACATTCCAACAAATTTGTAAGTTTTCAAAGCATCGCCAGCTTTACCGTATTGAGTAACTGTAGCATCAACTGTATAAGAAGAAGGACTCATAGCAGCAGCATTACGGAGATTACCCGAATGGCTGTTGATTGAGTTCATCCATGATTCAATAGAATTACGGATTGTGAAATCTTCATCGTTAATGATTTGTAATGTCCAGTCAGCAAAAGTTCTGTTACCAGCAAATTTCAATTCACGACCGAAGTAGTAAACTGGAACTTGACCAATAGTAGAACCAGGCAACTGTGCAGCTTTGGCCAAAAATGTTGCTTTTTGACCAGCAGCTGTACCGTTAGCGGCAATAGATGGAAAGGTTAATGTTACTTGAAATAGATTGGGACGGGCACCGTCACCAATCATATTCGCTCTAAATTCTGCTACGTTGAATGCCATTTGTAATCTCCTATATCGTTGTATTATTTATTAGAACTTACCAACGACTTCTGTGAAATCGACACCAGTTCTTACTGCAACGAAGTTCAACTGAATAAAGTTGATAGAACGAGCAGGTTTGATATAGATGTCACCAACAAACTGATTGGAACTAATGACTTGGTCTGTATTATTTGTAGTATCGCAAACAACACGGAAGTCATAGATACCACGGCGACCTTGAATATCACGCAAGAATGGAGTTACTAATGCAACAAACTGAGCACGGGTGAATTCATCGTTAAATTCAAACAATGAGAACTTAGCAGCAGTTGCAATTGCCTTTTCTAATACAATAAACAATCTACGAACATTAATACGGTCAAATGCAGAAGGTTTAGATTGTAGTGTTTTATCTCCGTAAAGAACGATACCTTGTCCAGGGAAAGAAACAACAGGGTTAATACCTACAGCGTAAAGATTATCTCTGTCGGTTTTGGTTGGGTTGTATGCCAAACGAACTACATTTTTAACATTACCACGATTGAAACCAGCAGGTGAGAACCATGGATCTCTTATGTTATCTGTGTTTACGCACAAACCAGCAATATCACCATTCAATGGAACGTAACGATAGATGTTGTTGTATTTGTCAAACATATACTTCCAACCAGAATCAGCAACGGCATATGAAGATGAACGTGCCAATGTTGTGTTCCAAGCCAAAATGTTTGCAGCTTCATTTCCGTATTGGTTAACAACAGTAGATGAAGGAGGAGAAACGAAAGCTACGCAATCTTTTCTTCCACCAGCAACGTTGTCAATAACATACTGTTGAACAACGGTGTTTGCTCCGCCAGTCATTACTAAAGAAATATCAACATCTTCTGAGTTTGTAAACAAGCCATATGAAGTGTTTAAGTTTGCAATAGTTGGAACATCATCGGTACCACCAGCCAATGCGGTAGTAACTTGTTTAGTTGCTGTGTTACCTAATGTTGCAAAGTTTCCGCCCGCAGCAAATGTGTTACCCCATGACAATCTAGTATTAGCATAGTCAGGATGGTCAGCAGCATAGATGTATTTTGAATTATTGAAAATCTTAGTTTTGTAGTAATTTGAATTACCCAAAGAATCAGTAGCGTCAGTAGCTTTAGATAGGTATGGGAAAGTTTCAAGAACTGTGTTCTTAACACCAGTGAACAAGCCACCAGCATCAACTACAACAACGTGAATTTCGTCATTAGCGGCACCGGCTTGAGTAGCTTGACCGGATGTACCAGGTGCGCCACCAAAATAGGAACCAACCAAAACGTTATTTACGTTCCATGTTGCATAGTTACTTGCAGAATCAATAATAGAAACTGTTAAAGAGTTACCCAAAGCACTTGGATAACGAGCAACGAAAGCACCTAAAGCGTTTGCGTTGTCAACTGTGTTAACATAAGCATTGTATATTTCGTTTGCAATTTGAACTCCAGGGGCTGAAGTATTTGCTTTAGCGTTAAAGCTATTTGCACCAACAGAACGAACAACTTTTAAATTATTACCGTATGCCAAATACGAAGCGGCAGTAAAGAATGAAGTAGCAGTGTTGTTATCTGGTTTACCGAATTTGCTGACTAGTGTGATTTCACTATCAACCGTAGTTCTTAAATTTGCTGGGCCCCATACAAAAGGTCCTGCAAAAGCACCGGCAGTAGTTTGTACCGAAGGGATGACTGTTGTTAAGTCAATCTCGGATACGTTTACGCCTGGAGAGATTTGGAATGCCATTTGATTATCTCCTTGAATATGATGTTGTATTGGCAGTTAGAATACCATGATAATATTTATCAAAGGCCATATTTAGAGATTCCTCATTACATCTCGCATAAAGCCTGCATAAACTTCTCCACCATCAGGTACTTCCCATACATCACCATCATAAACTTCAAATCCTGGTCTGTCGGTACCAGTTTCTATGATAGGTGCAGGTAAAACTTCTTCATCCAACTGGTTCATATTCTCCAGCTGAATCTGTTTTCTGATATCGTGGTTAACTATTTCTTTAAAATACTTTTGTGTTGCTGCCCACGCAAACAGTACCAAAGTCATGGCCATGTCATCGTTTGCATCACCTTCAGCCGCAAAAGAGGTCTTATTGGCTACAAAAGTGGTTAATTCTGAGATAGTATCAAAGTCAACTATCTGTAATTTGTCACCTTCAATCAGAGTTTTGAGTGTAGAACAACCAACCCTCTTGACTGCTGGTGACATTTTGACACCCATTTGAACTCCACGACCAAAACCGGATGACAATTGTTGTGGTTGTTTGTTACCTGTAAATACTTTCCATAGATTTTCATACTCTAAATCTTGATGAATAACATCGGCTACCTGAGGATTGTTATTAATCTCAACCAAAATATAAGCATCATTATAGTATCTTGCTGTATTATGTATAATAGTTGGAAACAGTATAGGTGAAATCGATGAACTCTTATAGGTTGCCACTTGTCGATAAGGTGTGGTCGATATGTCAAATACCGAGAACGCAGAACAATCCAAATTTCGACCTTCTGACACGTCCACCGTTATTGCATATAGATGGTCTTTAAGTTTTTCACCATCTTCTTTGACCGGATGCTCATAGATATTAATCTTATCATGCACCGCAATAGGGTTTTTAAATACTAATTGTTGTAACTTTTGGCCAGAAATCAAAGTATTACTAGAACCTAAGAACTCAGTTTCAAACTCTTGCCTAAACTGGTATTCAGAGGTGTTTCGAATTGTTTCATCTTTCCAAGCCTCATCACGACCCGGTACCATAGACCAATGAACTTCAAATGGAACATAGTTATTATTTTTATTGATTGCATCGGTCCAAATCTTATAGAAAAGATTCATACCATTGGGAGTAGAAACAATAATAATCTTAGTTTTGGTACCAGCAGTAATAACTGGATACACGGATGTGATAAAGTCGGTGGCAATATTAGATGGTACGAAAGCAAACTCATCCAAGAATACAATGTTAAACGAACCGGAACGAGCCGCAGAACCTGATGTTGAAGATGCAATGATTACAGAACCATTCTCCAATTCAACACGACCTTTGTTCCATTCCACAACACCTTGTTGCAACCACATCGGCAGATTTTCATAAGCCAACTGGAGTTTACCTAAAATACCACGAGCAGTTTCACCTCGGTTAGCAAGAACTGCAATTGATTGTGAATCTTGGAACAGAATAGTCCAAAGAAGA